TCTGCTCATGGGCCATGTGTTGCTGATCCATGGCTGACTGCCGCTCAAACTGCCGGTCCTCATGCTGCATCTGGCGCTCACCCATTGAGGCCTCATGCTGCATGTGCGCGTGTTCCATCTGCATATGCTGCTGGTCCATGGCCCCTTGATGGGCCATCTGCTGTGATTCCTGCTGCATCCGCTGCTGATCGTGCGCCATCTCCTGCTGACCCAATTGCATTTCCATCTTCATTTTCATTTGCTCAAGCATCATCTTCATCATTTCCATTTGCTGTTCAATTTTCTTGATTTGAATATCCATTTGCTTGGCTTCAACCTCAGCCTGTGCTGACATCTGCTCAGTCTGCTGCTGCATGGCCTCATGCTGAACCTCAGCCTGGCCCTTTTGCTGCTCAGACTGTGCCTTCATGGCCATGATGCCCTGGTCAGCCTGGACCTTTTGCATCCCGGCCTGGTGCTTCTCACGGGCAATCTGCATTTGCCCCTGGATCTTTTGAATATCAGCCTGGGCCTTGGCGGTTTCAGGGTTGGGTGCGGCAGCGGCTTGCGCCAGCTTCTGCTGAACAATGCCTGGTGCCTGATCGCAAAAATCCTCAATAGCCGCTTCAAGGTCACGGCCTACCTTGTAACCACGCACGCCAAATTGCAGCATCTTACCAAGCAGGGGGATTGCTTCAGGCAATTGCTGGCCCATCAGCATGGATTCCTGCAAAAACTTGGTCAGCGTACCAATGAACTCAGTGCGGTCCTGCTTCTCCTGTGTAGCATCGGGGAAAATCGTACTGTCAACTTCAATGTCAATCCTGAAGCCGCGAAGCTTTTCATCACGGAGCAGGCTGATAGCACTAGCTATACGTTTAAGTGCATCAAATTGTGCCTGCAACCCCTGGTCTATAGGCGGCAGCACCTGACCCTGCATAGGGGGCTGGCCCTGCGGTGGCATGCCTTGCATTGCCCCAGGCGTGGCCGCTGGTGCGCCCATTTGCGGGGGCGGAGGGGGTGCCCCCTGAGGACCGGGTGGCCCTGCGCCGCCCATTTGCGGGGGCGGCGGCGGTTGCTGGTTGGGACCGGGGAGGGGTGGCCCAGCACCGGCAGGGGGTCCACCGGGGGCCGCACCTTGGGTCGGTGATGACTGGCCCGGTGATTGCTGTTGGGGTGGGGGCAGGTTCTTTAGGGGTGGCGGCAGGTCAGCACCGCCGCCCTCTTGCAGGGCCGTCAGGTCAGGCATGTCCTTGGGGCCAAGCCCTTCCTCATACAACGCGCCTGACGCTTCAATGAGGCTTTGCGGGCTGAAGTGGTTAGACATGACATTGGCCATGAGCCTAACCGTATCCCTGGCAAAGCGGGCAATTTCATTCTGCCGTGAAGTGAGCCGGGTGCCAGTGGTATTGCTCTTTAACCTAACCCCGCCCAAAGTTTCACGGGCGTCACTGGTACCGCGCATAATATCGCTGATACCGGTGAGCCGGTCCATATCTTCCATGACCTTTTGGCGGGCCACAATAAGCTCATTGATGACTTTGATGATATCGTCAATGGGCATGAGGGACCAGTTGCCCTCAATGCCGCCGCCTTCCTTGCCAAAGGCTGCCCAATCCTCAACGGGGATCAGTTCATTCTCAACGCTTTCATTGAACAACCGCGACATTGACTTGGCTGCGGCGTTGTACACGCCCGCCACCTTACAGGCGCGGGTCAGCATGGCTATTCGCTGCGTCAGCTCGTCAATTTGAATGGCCTGATCCTGATATTGAAGGTAGTCAGGCACCGGAATCAAGGTGGTGTTGGTGGGGTTGGCAAATAACGGCCTGGGGCACGGAAAGAAGTTGTCAAGCTTCAAAGGATCTTCTTTGCGGTCACACAGGTACTCATAGCCGTGGGCCACCCAATACACCGTGGTGTCAACACGGTTCCAAATTTCAAAGATCTGGCCTTTGTCATCCTCCTGCATTTGCAGCGGGGTAGTATTTTGCACCCGCTGGCCCCGGTCATCACGGATCAAGGGGATCTTGTCAGCAATGGTTTTGCCAAAGCGCCGCCGCATCTGGTCACGGCTCATGTAAATGCGCTTGCCGCATACTGTGACTTCTGCCCAGGTACGGGCACGTGAGGGCAAGCTGAAGAAGTCCCGCCACGGCACGTAGTCAACCGGCACTGATTCCCGCACTACCCGGTCACCGGTTGAGCGCAACTTGCGCTCCTCAGCGTCCATTTTGGGTGGCATGGCCGGGTGGCCATCCTCATCAAGGCTGGGGCGGTGCCTGCGAATTTCATCAGGCTCACGGTCACGGTCCTCACCGGTTTCATCACCAGCCCAGGCATTTTGCTGTTGATTGTCAATGCGACCAGAACTGTCCCTGAAATCAGTTTCAGAGTCAGGTGACAAGGACACACCTTCCTCAATTTCAGGCTCATAGCGCACCCAAACGGTGCCGCGCCCCGGCAGCAAGTAATCATCAACGGCCTGCAACATGGATGTGTGGAAGCCGTTGATCTCAATTTCATTGCGCAACGCCCGCTCAAGCATGCTGGCAGCATTGCGGCCTACCGGGTCGCGGTCTTTGAAGCGCCGTTCCACCACCGGTATAGGCGTGCGGCCAAACAGGGCAGGTCTTAGGATCTCCGTGTTTGACCACAGTGAGTTGTAACGGCGCTGCCCTTCCTCATCAACACGGCTGCGCTCATCACGGTAGCGCTTCTCAATGGTGTCACCACGCTTGTACCAGCGCTTGAACTCACTGTTCTCACGCTGCTGGTCAATCAGGCCCATCCAATGCTTGGCCATGCGGCGGCCTTCTTGACCGCCGTCAGGACCAGCAAGTTCGTCAAGGTCTATAGTCATTAGGGGTTACCCGCTGTCACACTGAAGGTGACCACCTGACACGGTTGCCCTACAACCACGGATGCACTGGGCGTCACCACCATATCATTAGGGATAGAGCCCTGAACATGGCAGTTATTGCTAGCGTCATACATCCTGAAGCACTGGCAAGTGCCCACACCAATAGTGTTACCATTCCAGTTCCCTTGCAGTATGGTTGACCCGTTGTTAACGGTGATGAAAGGAAATGGCAGGTTGACAGCAAGCAGCAGCCCAGAAGGATCAGGTGCGCCACAGTTGGGTGGCTCAGCACCGGAAAAGATCTTCAGCAGGCCTGCGCTGCCAATAACAGTCTGTATTTCAAGCAGCCGGGCATTACGCAGCGCAACTGAGTATTCCAGCGCCATCAGTGGATCCTTTCAGGCCGCCTGCCCCACCGCTGGAACCTATGTTCTTCATTCTCCCAGAGGTCATCAAGCGTCACTGTACAGGTACTGGGGTCAGTTGAGATGATTTTGTTTGGCTTTTCCTCAATTTTCACCACTGAGCCTGAGACCATGCGGTCAAGAACCTGGCCAATCAGGCCCAGGGCGTCAACTTGGTCATCACGGCGGCCAGCGGGGAAGGCCATCAGCTCCTTCTTGAAGTCAGGGAACCAGGGCATTGCGGTGGGCACATATAGCCCATCCATTGCCATGCGGCCTCTGATTGACTGTGCACGCACCGCCTTGTCACCACGCGGCGGGAATGACGTCCTAACGATCCACAATTCCCGCTCACGCAGCCGCTTCTCAAGGAAGGGGCCAATGCCTGACTTGATTTGCCCTGTTTCCTCAGCCCAACCCACTGGCTTCCATCTTTCAATGAGGTTGCAGAGCGACTCAATCCACACATTTGATGCCTCCTGGCCGCGCCACAGGTCAAGCACATAAATTTTACCCGCAGGGTCAAGGCCCACCACTATGTGGACCGTATAGTCACCCCCTTCAGATGACACCGCATAGTCACTGGCCCCGTAGACGCTGAGTTGTTCACGGGGTGGGAGCTTTTCATAGGGCTTGAGCCATGCGGCATCGAAGTATGTACCAGTCTCAGGTGAGGGCTTTTGCTGGTAGAGCGCTGACCAGGTCCTGGCCTGCCGCTTGAAGGGGGCAAAGAACTCCTTGGTGAACCATTCCGGCCAAAGTATTTCACCAATTTTACGGCCAAGAGGATCGTCAAGCCTATCACACTCAGCCGGTAGGCATAGTACGTACCAGTCGTTACCATCCTGTCCTTTGATCCAGCCACTTTCACCCTCATAGTTAAGCGGAAGGATACGACCGGCCACGTCATCCTCATGCCAGCGGGTGGTGATGCCCACTTCCCATGATGAGGGCTTGCGGCGGGTTTGCAAGTCATCAAGGTAGGCCTCCCACGTCTTTTGCCGGACTAC